GGAGTGACCCCAAGAGCAGCGCTGTACCTCAGACAGTCCGTCGAGCACGCCGAAGGCATCGACCGCCAGGACGCCCGCACCCGGTCCATGGCCGCATCACGTGGCTGGACCGTGGCGGGCGTCTACGCGGATGACGGGCAGTCAGCCTCCAAGGACCGTGGTCCTAAGAGCGCATGGCGGCAGATGCTCACGGCGGCTGAGCGAGGCGACATCACTCACGTGGTGGCCGTGGACCTGGACCGGCTCCTCCGCTCTCAGCGCGACCTCCTCACGCTCATCGAGTCCGGTTTGGCCGTCGTCACGGTCGATGGAGAGATTGACCTGGCGTCGGCGGACGGTGAGTTCCGCGCATCGATGATGGCGGCGATGGCCCGATTCGAGGTCAGGCGGAAGAGCGAGCGGCAGAAGAGGGCCAATGAGTACCGCGCATCCCAGGGCCGTCCCGTGCCGGGGCGTCGTCGCTTCGGGTATGAGCGGGACAACATCACCCCGAGGCCCGATGAGGCAGCCGTGGTCCAGTACATCTTCCAGAGCTTCGTGGAGACAGCTTCGGTCCGTGGCGTCGCGCAGACCCTCAACGCCGAAGGCCGCTTCCCCACGACTGGCAGCCAGCTCTGGACGCCCCGGCGCATCAGGGACACGATCATGAGCCGGGCCTACATCGGTGAGGTCCCCCACCTGGGCACATGGACACCCAGCGAGTCCCTGGTCCCCCTCGTCGCCGTACCCCTCTATAGGCGGGCTAACGAGATGCTGGCCGACCCCACTCGGAAGACCAGCCCCGGCGCAGAGGTCCGTCACCTTATGTCCGGCATCTCCTACTGCGGTGTCTGCGGTTGTCGCATGACGTTCATGAGGGCCTACAGGTGCCGCGCCGACTCCAAGCACCCCGTCATCAAAAAGGAGAAGTTGGAGGGCATCGTCATGCGGGCCGTGACCTCCGCGCTCCTCCTGGGGCCGTCTGCGATCCTCCCAGCGACCTGTGACGAGCAGGACACCCTGGAGGCTCTGGACGCCGCTCTGAGCCGCGTACAGCAGCAGCGTGAGGGCATCATGTCGCTGGTCCGTGAAGGCCTCACAGACGCCGCCTCAGAGCGTCCCGCCCTCACCCGCATGAAGAACGAAGAACGCCGCCTCGTGGCCCGCCGTGACCAGCTCGCGCAGTCGAGTGTGGCCGCGGAGGTCCTGGCGGGCATCAAGAGTCATCTCTTCGACGGCCACCGGGTGAGCATCCAGAAGGCCGTGGAAGCACGTAAGGCGATCCAGGAGCGAGTGGAGAGTCTGAGCCTTGCCCGTCACCGTGAGCTGGTCCAGCTTCTCGTTCACGTGACGGTCAACCCTGGTCGCTCAGAGGACCGCGTGGTCGTCGCTCATCGCGTCGTGGACTCGCTCAACGAGGATGCCGCATGAGGGGAGATGTTGCGCCGGGTGACCTGGTGCACGGCTTCCGCGTCACGCGCAGCGAGAGGCCCCTTTACGGGCGCAAGAGAGGGGTGTGGGTCGAGTGCCCCTCGTGCGGGAACGAGTTCAAGAGCATGCCCGCGAATCTCCGGAACGTGAAGGGGTGCGGTTGCAAGCAGGGCAAGAATAAGTTCCCGAACATGTTCCCTGTCGGGACGATGCTCGGGGAGTTTCGTGTGATCTCTTCTCGACGCCTCCCAGTGGCTCACTCCGCAGCCCTCACCGTCTCCGTCCGCTGCCCCTGGTGCAGCAAGCCGTGGAATGCGCTCCCGAGCGATATCAGGAAGGCTCGGTCGTGTGGCTGCATGCGTGGAAAGCTCCGACGAGTGGACCGCCTTTCAGAGGAGTTCTCCAGGGCGATTCTCCTGGACATCCGCTACGCCGAAGCGATGGCCCGCGAGGCCAATGCAATCAAGAACGGCACCGGAGTGCACCACCGAAGCAAGAAGAATCGTGTAGGGTGAACCCGTTGCTTCAGGAACCGTGAGACGTGACTGAGAGTACGGACACAAGGCCCCCTGGTATTCGTCGCCAGGGGGCCTTCTTTATGCCCTCCTGACTCTCAAAAGTACTTCTTGAATACTTCTCCGTGGACTCACGAATGAAGGCGTCCGTTCCCAGACTTCGATGCCATCATGCAGATGTCCGTCTCACCACTGCACTGAAGGCAGCATCATGAACAGCAACTCTCTTGCGACAGATAACATCTCCCATGGGGAGATCACTGTAGAGGCAGAGCCACGATGGTTCATCACTCTTCCCACCCGACAGTTCACGGGTCGCTCCGCATACTCGTACGAAGTCAAGCGGGCAAAGAACAAGCGTGGTGAAGACATCCCCGTCGTGCGTGACGTTCCGGAGTCCACGCTGGAGCAGTGGCTCTTCGACTCACTGTCCAAGCTGGCAAACAGGATCATGAATGAGAGCCGCTACAAGGCCGTCAGCGTGGACGAGGAGACCGGAGAGGTATCCGAACCCATGTGGGACACAATGGACGTGCAGGCCGTCGCTCAGGCCCTCGTGGAGGCAGTGCCCAGAACTGTCCTCGTGGAGGACTGGGAGTGGGGCACCTGGAAGCGTCGTGACCCCAACGCCGTGGGCCGTCAGCACTTGACCGAGATGGCGCAGCGCATTGCTTCTGCTCGACGCCTGACCTGGGATGCCGAGTACGTGGACAAGGTGCGTGCACGCGCCAGCGTCAACGGCAAGAAGTCCAAGCGGCCCCGCGACAACAAGGTCTTCGAGGTCCTGGGCTTCCCCTTCGCGGATCACAGCACCCAGGAGGCCAAGCGGATCATCGCGGCAGCGCTGGGCAAGAGTGTTCGCACGGTGGAGCGGCACCTGAAGGACTATCGTGAGGCTCCCTCAGTATGGGTGCCTACCTCTCAGTCCCGTTATCTGTCGCAGTCAGAACCGAAGGCACCTACCTCGACTCCCCGTTATCTGTCGCGGGGTGACCAGCTCATGGCACTGCCCTACGAGGAGCGGCCCCGTGCAGAGCCGAGCGAGCCGGTGGACTGGACCTACCTCCTGGACATCCCTTCCGCGGCTGAGGCTTCGGCTCCCAGCGGCGTAGAACGAAGCATGGACATGGACAAGCCCGACGTCTTCGACCGCTTCTATGCAGAGTTCAACGCCTGGCAGAAGGAGTGGGAGGTACGCGCTCATGGCGAGCCTGACGTGATCGCAGAACTGACGGCCTACCTGGACGAAATTCTCTAGCATCGCTTCCAGCATCACTTGTGGTACACTTTCCAGCATGGACATCCTTAGCAAGAACGAGAATGGCAAGACCTCCTACTCGTGGAACGGGGGCACCCAGTGGACGCCGAGCTTGAAGATTGCCCGCATCCGTTGGCTCGTCGAGAACGATCCCGCAGCATTGCGACCCGAGGCACCCAGCATGACCGAAGAACAGAACGACAAGGTGCGCGAGAACCGTGCCCGCCGTGCAGCAGAGCGCCAGGGACTTCTTCTGAAGAAGTCGCGCCGTCGTGACCCGCGAGCCATCGACTACGGAACGTACATGCTGGTAGACGCTTCCACTAACACCATCGTGGCCGGAGAGCGCATGTACCTGGACGACGTAGAGAAGTATCTGGCTTCGTAAGCAGATAGACTAGGAGCGCTCCTTCGCTCGGAGTTCAAGGCCCCTCAGAAGTACTTCTGAGGGGCCTTCTTCATGCCCTCAGCAGTCCGCTCGGCTCATCGTGATGATTCCGTTACCAAGCGGTTGCAGTTTCAGGAAGCACGGCCGATAGTAGTGATAGAAGCGGGTGTTCCCGACTTCTATCCGGGCGAAGGAAAGGCTAAAAGATGTTTCGAAAAGTGATGGACCACCTGAACTACGTGCAGGAGTTGCGGCTCGAACGGGACGCATGGCGTGCCCTCGCACACGTAGCAGCGGAATACCCAGAGCTGGCGAAGCGGGCGGGCATCTGACCATGACGTACCTCTACCGGGCTGTCGCCGTGCAGGACCACACGCACACTTTCCGAGGGAATGTGCAGCACATTGAAGAAGGCGAACCCCTTGGGCGCTCCTCAGGCTACTTGTCTCGCACCTCCGCGATCGACGCAGGTCGCCGCTACGACGTCCCGTTCGTCATCGTGAGGAGCCGCCCGGTCGTGTTCGACCCAGCCGAAGACGCCCCCGTCTACAACGCAGAAGGACTTACAGCATGAGCACCACCGACAACATCACGGCATCCATCACCTACACGGTTGGCAAGCCCCTGGACGACTACTCCCAGGCGGACTCCTTGGACCTCGTGCTGACCATGCTCCGCAGGCACGGCATCAGCCCGACCTACTTCGAATACGAGGAGGAGCGCGACGCGCCGAAGGCGAAGGTCTCCCCCGACGTCGATGTCCTCGAAGAGCGCCGCACGACTGAGTACGACTCCACCAAGAACGAGACCATGCTCTCCCTGCGACAGATCATCAAGGGGTCCATCTAGTGGCGACGATCAGCAAGGCGTTCGAGGCCTACCTCATCGACCGGCTGGGTGAAGTGCCCGAGGGCATCGACGCAGTGGTCAGCCCTCTGTCTGCATCGCAGCGGGACGCCTTCACCCGTGCATGGGCCAACGCCAGCGACTCGCAGCGTGAGCGCCCCGCCGAGTCGTGGGTGGTCCGCGACGAGGACCGGGCAGTCTTCGAGCGGTTCCGCTCCGGCATCAACGAGCTGGTCCCCGTGCTGGCCGAGACCCAGAACAACTTCTAGGAGCACCCGTGAGCACCCGCAACATCAAGTTCGACCGTGAGCGCCTGGAGTTCGTGACCGCGCCACTGCCGGAGGAGCTTCAGCAGCAGCTCAACGCAGCCATCGAGCCAGCCCTCTCCCGCGTGCTGGCGAAGTGGGACGTGCCGCTGGAGCTGGTCGGCCTCCTGTCCTGGGAGCGGGCCTTCTACGAGGACGACACCAGTGAGTGAGCACCACCGCACCACATCATGGAAGGTCATCCTCCGCACGGTGAAGCCCCGGGTAGCGGCAGCCCTTCCTGCCCTGTGCATCGAGGGGTGCGGTCGCATGGTCGAGCACGGCTCCACCTTCGACCTGGGCCACATTGTCAGCGTTGCGGCAGCCCGCCGCATGGGCTGGACAGAGCAGCAGATCAATGACCCCAGCAATTTGGGTGCGAGCCATCCGAGCTGCAACCGTTCGCGTGGCGGCAAGGCAGGTCGCGCCATCCAAGTAGCAGCAAGCAAGCAGAAGCGGAGGCTCCCCTCGTGGTGAAGCACAGCAAGCTCATCGCCATCGGGACCGTGGTCCTCGTGGCCCTCGTGCTCCTCGTGGCCTACGTGAGCGCACCGCGCCAGACCGAGGGCACCAGCCCCCTCACGCCTCAGCAGCAAGAGCGCGTGGACGACCGACTCAACCAGTGCTTCGCCACTGGCGACTGCTGACAGGAGCAACACGTGACCATCACCCCACCTGCCGACGACGGTTCTTTGACAGAGCCTTCGGAGTCCCCTGACTGGTCAGCAGAGGTTTTCTATCCGGAACACTGGGATATCACACGGGACTCCGGCATCCCACCTCTGAACCAGTCGGAACTGGACTCCGATCCGGCGCGACGTCAGGAGTTCTTGGACGGGGCGACGCTCCTGGGGGTTCACGGCGGACGGAAGGAGCTGAAGCCGCAGCAGCTTCGCTTGGCTGACGTCTGCAACGCCGGTCACGCCACCGTTGGCATCCTCTTGCCACGACGCAGCACGAAGACCACGACGCTCCTCGCGCTCGCGCTTGGACGGTGCGCCAGCCGGGAGGGCTACTTGACCGGCTACACGACGTGCACGACGGGTCAGAAGGCTCGGGACCGCTTCCGCAAGGACATCGTGCCGGTGTTGGAGCGCCTGTTCCCGGACCCCGCCACGCGGGCGTTCAAGATTCGCAAGGCGGGTGGCTCCGAGCGCATCGAGTTCAACAACGGATCCATCTTCCAGGTCCTCCCGCCTCAGGGTGAGAGCTTCCGCTCCGACGCCTTCGACCTCATCATCTTGGACGAGGCCGGAGAGGCTTCGCCCGAGATGACGGAAGACCTCCTCGCGGGCGCACTGCCGACACTGGACACCCGTCCTGAGGCTCAGATCATCGTGGCCGGGACCGCAGCGAAGTACCGAAAGGGCAACCTGCTCTGGGACACGCTGGAGGACGGACGCACCGGTCAGGCCAGCACTGGCGTGTTGGAGTACGCCGCTCCCGACACCACGGACATGCAGGACCTGGACGACTGGGAGAAGGTCCAGGCCCTCGTGGCGGCAGCGCACCCTGGCGTCGGCGTGCTCACCACCATGGACATCGTTCGGCAGCGTTGGGAGAAGCTGTCGCGCCGTCAGTTCAGCGAGGAGTACTTGTCGGTCTTCGGCTCGGACGGCTCGGTCCAGAGCTTCCTGAACGTCGGGCAGTGGTTCGACCACACCGACTCCGGAGAGCTTCCTGAGATGCCCACGGACCGCACTGTCGGCCTCGCGATCACCGTGCACCCCGACCAGTCGTGCGCAGCGATCACGGCAGCCTGGCGCGACGACAAGGGCCGCGCCTGCCTCCTCCTTGTGGACTACCGCTCCGGTACCGACTGGCTTCCCAAGCGCACAAAGGAGCTGGCGTCGAAGCTCCGGGGCACCGTCGTGTTCGACAGCGTGGGTCCGGTCACCGTGACCACCGAGGCCCTTGCTCGCATGCGCCCGCGCCCGAAGATGGCACCGCAGACGTGGGCGAACGTGGCGACCGCAGCCGCGCTCCTCGCGAAGGAGATCGATGACGGCAACGTCGTGCACTGGGGACAGGAGGAGCTGACGTCCGCCGTGCAGCTCGTGACCAAGCGCGGCACGCCCACCAGCAACCGCTGGGCCTTCGGTCGCCGCGAGCCGGGACACTCCATCATCGCCGCGGAGGGCGCATCCCTCGCCCTCCGCTGGGCCGACGAGAACCCGAAGCGCGCGAACCTCCGCCCGAGCTTCGCAGCCTGATACAAGATCGCTATTTGTAGCAAATACTCAGGTTCAAAGAGCTGAGCCGACCTCATGGATAGTACAAAGCGCAATACAATTGCGCCATGGGATTCTTGGACTGGCTTGGGCTGAGCACGCAGCGCTCTGACGCCTTGCTCCAGTCAACAAGCGTCGGAGTTCTGTCGCCATACGCACCAGCGGGTGACCTCGGAACCATCGTCATCTCCGACGCACTGGGAGTGCATCTCCAGAACCTCCCCATGGGTCGCGGCGAAGCCATGAGCATCCCGTCCGTGGCGAAGGCTCAGCACCTTCTCACCAGCACCATCGCCCGCTTCCCGCTCCGTGCCATGGACGAGACCGGCGCGCTCGCAGCGCAGCCGACGTGGCTCTACCGCAGCAACGGAGACGTGTCGCCGTACGCCCGCATGGTTGCCACGGTCGATGACTTGATCTTCCACGGTCGGAGCCTCTGGCTCACCACTCGCGGTGCCTCAGGACAGATTCTTGAAGCCGAGTGGTGCCCCATCGACCTCTGGCGTGTTCAGGACGGTGAGTTCTTCATCGAAGGACGGAAGACGCCTCTCCAGCGCGACGAGATGATCCTCCACTCCGTGCCGCTTTGGGATGGCCTCCTCAACGTCGGAGCATCGAACCTCCGCGGAGCGAAGGACGTGGAGCGTGCATGGCAGGGCCGTGCTCGTAACCCCATCCCGGTCATGGTCCTGAAGGTCACTGATGACTCCAACCTCACACAGGAGGAAGTGGACCAGTACGTCCAGGAGTGGTCCACCGCGCGCCGTGCAGAAGGCGGTGCCGTGGGCATGCTGCCCGCTGGCTTGGAGATGGAAGTCCACGGCGAGGTCAGCCCGGACCTCATGCTCCAGGGCCGCAACGCCGTTAAGACCGACGTCGCCAACTACACGAACGTTCCGACGACGCTCCTGGACGGCTCGCTGTCTGAGGCTTCGCTGACCTACACGACCAAGGAAGGCGAGCGGAACCTCTTCTACGACCTCTGCCTTCCGTACTGGATCGATCCGATCACGCAGCGCCTGAGCCAGGACGACTGCGTACCTCGCGGGACGCGCGTGCGCTTCGACATGTACGACGTCTACGCCCCGACGCCATCGCCCACTGGGCCGCTGGAGGAGGACTGACCATGACCGAAGTTGTCATCGATGCCGGAACGCTCACGGCGTCCGAGGAGGACCGCACCGTCACCGGCTTGCTGGTCCCCTACGGCGAGGACTGCCGTTCCAATCTCGGCAAGTTCAGCGTGGACCCCGGCGCATTCAAGCTCCCTCACCCGTCCGTGGTCGGCTTCAACGTCGAGCACGCGCGTGAGGACTCCGTGGGGCGCGCAACCGCGCTCCAGGAGACCCCGGAGGGCATCGTCGCGACGTTCTCCGTCGCCCCAGGTGAGGACGGCGACGCCGCCCTTGCTGATATCCGTTCCGGACGTCGGAAGCACCTGTCCGCCGAAGTGGCGCACGTCGTCATCAAGGCAGGCAAGGCAGTCGGCGGACGCCTGTTTGGAGGAGCCCTCGTGCAGACCCCAGCTTTCCCATCGGCAACGCTCCTCGCGGCTGCCGCAGACACCGAGGTCGAGCCGGTCCAGCCGGATGACCCCAAGGCAGAGACCGAGACCAAGACGGTCACGAACGCGGACGGCTCCCAGACCGTCACCGTGACCTCCACGCTCACCGAGACCGCGGCGGACGGCACCACGACCGTCACCAAGTCCGTGACCACCGAGACCATCGCCAAGCCGGAGGAGCAGCCCGCTCCCGAGGACCAGCCCAAGGAGGAGGCACCCGTGCCCACTGCAACCGCTCCGAGCACGCTTCAGGCCTCTGCTCCGAAGATCGAAGAGACGAAGGCGGCAACGGTCTTCGAGGCCATCCGCAACGCCAGCGTTAACCGCGCATCGTCTGACCAGGAGACCCTGCTCGCGGCTCTCGCGGACATCAAGACCTCTGGCACGGGCGCTCTTCCCGTCGATGGCGTCGTGCAGCCCGCATGGCTGGGTGAGGTCTGGAGCGCTCGCGCCTATGACCGTAAGTTCTGGCCCCTGGTCAAGAACGGCAACCTCACGAACCAGTTCGAGAAGGGCTTCAAGCTGGACCAGGGCACCGCCATCGTGCAGCCCTACTCCGGTAACAAGGCCAACGTGCCGACCGGCACCGGTTCGACTTCTCTCGTGGACAGCGTGTTCCAGCGCTGGGCCGTCGCCGTGGACATCGCGCGTGAGTTCTACGACGTGCCCGGAAACAACGAAGTGATCGAAGCCTTCGTCAAGGGAATTTTCAACTCCTACGCCAAGGAGACCGACCGTTGGGCGCTGGAGCAGTTCTTCGCTGCCGCTGGCACCCAGGTGGACGCGGACACCTTCCCTGCTCAGTACAACCCGAGCATCGGCAAGGTCCTGCAGGTCCTGGACGTCATCAATGACAGCGACACGGACGCCACGTCCATCGTCGTCGCCCGTGACGTCTTCAAGGAGCTGATGTACACCCCGAAGGACCTCATCCCCGAGTACATCTCTCTGAGCTTCGGCACGAAGGGTGAGGGCACCGGAGACGGCATCACCATCCTTCGCGACAAGTTCGACGTGCTTGGTGACGGTCAGGTCCTGGGTCTTTCCAGCGAGGCCGCACACCTGAACGAGCTGTCCGGTGGTTCGCCTCTCACGGTGGACGCACTCGACATCGCCCGTGGCGGCATCGACAAGGGCGTCCACGGCTACACGCAGTTCATGACCGAGTACGCGGATGGCCTCGTGCTCATCGGTGACAAGGCCGCTGCCTGACCAAGCTGCACCACCCCGGGGGCCGGTCATGAATGACCAGGCCGGCCCCTGGATCAACTTCTAGAGAGGAGGCAGCCATGGCCGCTTTCATTGCAGGTGACCAGCCGGTTGCCGACTTCGATTACGACAAGCCCGACGAGCTGCCCCAGCAGGGCACGACGTCACTGGAAGTCGCGGGGCAGACGCTCCCGACTGCCCAGAACGTTGCCGCCTTCGTCGGGTCCTGGTCGACTCTCACGCTTCCTCCGGTCGGCACCTACAAGGTGTTCGGCGTCGTCACGAAGGATGGGCGTTCGCAGCTCTCCCTGGTTGACACCCTCGTGGTTGTCGATCCGGACGACGAGTGGCACAACGTCATCACGGCCCGCCTGGAGTGGGACGGTGCCCCGGATCAGGACGGCGCGCTCCAGCGCCTCCTGAGCGTCGCCCGCGATCAGGTCGAGGCTTACGCTCCGGAGCTTCCGGACGGCGCAGCGATCCCGGAGCGCTACCGGGCAGGCCAGCTCATGCAGGCCCGCAACACGTTCAACTCCTCCGTCACGAACGGGGACAACAGCGTGGACCTGGGTGGTGGCATCGTCATCAGCCCGCGCCCACTCGACTGGGCCGTGAAGCAGCTCCTCCGTCCCGCCCGAGCGAAGAAGGCGGTGGGCTGATGGCGACTCGCAAGAAGCCGGGAGTGGTCCGTGCAGTCATCATCGACGCACTGAAGCCGCTCCTGCCTCGTGGCTGGAAGTTCTTCCCGTACCGGGTCACGCCGGACGCGATCAACAGCACGACGGTCTGGGTCCGCCTCCAGACCATCGCGAAGCTCCCCGAGGCTCCAAAGAGCGGCGTGCACGTCGTCACGTACGTCGTCACCATCGCTGTCCCAGAGGCAGACCCGAGCGAGGCAGACGCCCGCCTGGACGATGACGTGATTGCCCTGGTCCAGGCCCTGGACCTTCTCCCGAACATCCGTCGCGCGACCGCTGAACAGGTCGCAGTCACGGAGACCTCTCTCGGCTACGACATCACCGTCGAGATCATCACCTACAACAAGGAGCAGTAACCATGGCCTCTGTAGCCGTCGCACCGTTCATGATCTCGGACGCCACGTTCAAGGTGGCAGCCGACAACTACGAGACTTCGGTCTCTTCCGTCGAGTTCGCCCCGACGTCGGGTCAGGCCACCTGGAAGGGCCTCACGCCCGATTCGGTCTTCACGTTCGCGCAGTCTCCAACCTGGGTCGCCAACGTCGCCTTCGTGCAGGACTGGTCCAACGAGGACAGCCTCTCGCGGTTCCTGTTCGACCACTCCGGCGAGACCATCGCGGTCGAGTTCTCCCCGGTCAAGGGCGGCGCGACCATCTACGCGACCGTCATCGTCGTGCCCGGATCGATCGGTGGCGCGGTTGACGCCGTTGCCGCTTCCACGGTCGCCCTGGGTGTCGTCGGCAAGCCGTCCTTCACGGCACCGACCGTCTGAAGCTGGGGGGTGAGTCAGCGTGGCGGGTAGCGGTCGGATCAGTGTCTTCGCATCGAAGGACCTTCGGACGTTGCTCGCCACCCTGAAGCAGGTCCCGAAGGACGTTCAGAAGAACGTTCGTGCTCAGACCAAGGCGGAAGCGCAGCCCATCTGGCAGTCCGAAGTCCAGAGCCGCGTGACCTCCCGTCTGGACCAGCGTGTCCTGGGGAACACCGCTCGCGTCCGGGTCTCCAACCAGAACGTTCTCTTGGAGTCCGCCCGCATCGGCAAGTCCCTCCAGCACGGGGTGAAGCCGTCGCAGCTCGCGGGCGGTGTCGAGTTCGGCGCGAACCGGGACGAGCGCTCTACCTACGCCGCGACCAGCAAGAACGGGAAGCGCTACTCGGTCACCAGGCGGACGAAGCGCCAGCTCCCGTCCCGCAACACCAATGGACGAATCGTCTTCCCGTCCAGCCGTAAGGCCGTTCCCCGGCTCGCGAAGCTCTGGGTGCAGACGTCCTTCCGAACACTGCTCGACGCATTCGACAAGAACAACTAAGGAGGCGACATGGCTGGCTTCAGCGTTGGCGTAGCCGCCGACACGCGCGCGTTCGAGACTGCCGTCAAGTCCGGCATCATTGACCCTTTGGACGACGCTCAGGACGCCCTGATGGACCTGGGGAAGTCCGGCGAGAAGGCCGGAGACGGCCTCTCCGATGCGACCAAGGATGCGGAGCAGTCGCTCTCCAAGCTGGGCCGTGAGGCCAAGGACGCCGGGAACGACATCGAGCGCGGCATGAAGGATGCCGAGCGCGCCACCGACAAGTTCGGTCAGTCGGGCAAGGAAGCCGGGGATGACCTGGAGCGCGGGCTGAAGGACGCCCAGCGACAGACGTCGCAGACCTCTGGCGACTTCCGCGACATGGCTCGCAAGATTCAGGCCGACTCCGAGAAGATCAAGGCGTTCAGCCGGGAAGCCTTCGACAGCTCCGGCAGCAAGACCGGCGAGTTCAAGGAAGAAGCACTCTCTAACTTCTCCGAGGTCACCAGTTCGTTCCAGGGCGACATGACCTCGATTACTGACCTGGCTCAGGGGACCTTCGGTGGTCTCGCATCCATGGGCGGTCCAGCCTCACTGGCCTTCGGTGGCATCGCCGTCGCGGTCGGTCTCATCGGGTCCGCTCTCGCTGAGTCGGGCGAGGACACCGAGGAGTTCAAGCAGAAGATCAAGGACCTGGCAGAGACCAAGCTGGGTGACCTCTTCAGCCAGTGGGAGGACTCCGGCGACGACCTGTCCCGCGGCCTCCGCAAGTGGGCCACCGACGCCGACTCCTACGGCGGCTCGCTGACCGACCTCCAGAAGAACCTCCGGAAGGCAGGGGTCGAGTCCGGCAAGTACGTGGACTCCATTGCCACCCAGTCCGTGCCCGCGATGCGCGACGCTCGCAAGGAGATTGAGGCTCAGATCAAGAGCCTGGACAAGCAGGCATCGGCGCAGCGTGGTGCAGGTAACGGAGCCTCCGCGCTGGCGGACAAGTTCGGTGAGCAGTCCGACGCTGCCCGCGCCGTGAAGAAGCAGCTTGACGACAACCTGAAGGTGAACGACACCTACGAGCGGAGCCTCCGCGCGGTCGCCAAGGCGTCCGGGCAGACCGTCGAGCAGTACAAGGCTTCCGCTGAGGCAGCCGCCGACATGCAGGCCGCGAGCGAGTCGCTGGCCGACTCCATGAAGTCGCTTGCAGCCGACAGTGCCGAGTCCACGTCGGACATCCTGGACAACTCCGCGATGAGCGCAGAGAAGTACATCCGGGACACCCGGAAGCGACAGGCTGCCGACGCCGAGTACTACTCAAATCTGTCCGCGGTCGGCAAGGCCGTGCCCGATGATGTCCTCGCTTACCTGAAGACCCAGGGCGAGGGCTTCAGCCAGGAGCTGGCGACCTACCTCGCGGCGACGCCGGAGCAGCAGGCAGCGATTCTGGAGACCTGGAAGACGGCTGCCGGGGCAGGCACCGACATCGACGGCCCCACGGTCAAGGCCCGGGGCGACACCAGCGACGTTGACAAGAAGACCGCGGAGAAGGGTCGCGAGACCAAGGCCGGTCCCACGTCGAAGCTGAAGGCCGACACGTCCGACGTGGACAAGAAGACCGCCGCGAAGGGCCGTGAGAAGAAGGACGGTCCCACGCTGAAGTTCGGTGTCGATGACGACGCCGTGGAGAAGGCGCTGGCTCGGTACAAGAACAAGTCCGTGACCGGCCCCACGATCAAGTTCGGCGTGGACACGTCCGACGTCGATGCCGCCACATCTCGCATCCGAAACAACCCGATCACCCAGACCGTCAACCAGCGCATCGGGAAGCGGGTGGCCTAGCCATGTCCTCCACGATCATCACGTCATCTACCGGCGTCCAGACCGCACCGCTCCTCGTGGACGGGTGGACCGAGAGTGTCGAGAGCCGGAACATCATCAACCCGATCATGGGTGGCGGCATCGATGTCACGCCCCTGAGCGCTGGCAAGCGGACCGGTTCGTTCGTCCTCATCTACGGCACGGAGGCGGACGCCAAGGCAGCGTTCGACCTGCACCGCCTTCCGGCGACCTTCACCCTGTCGGACTCCGACCTTCCCACCGTGAACCTGACGTACGTGCTGTCCGGCGCATTGGAGCGTGCCCTGGACGACGAGTCCCGCGTCCTCTGGTTCGTGACCGTCAACTTCCAGGAGGTCTGACGTGGCGATCCTGACTGACGTGACGTGCACCGTGAAGGTGAACGGCACCGCGCTGGACGTGGCCGAGGATCAGGTCACCCTCACCTTCGATGAGGGCAACAGCCCGTGGATGACGGCAACCGCTGTCGTCGTGCGGCCTGCAGACGCCACGCTCGCGCTCCTGGAGCCGGTGGCGAAGTCCACCATCGTCCTGGCGTTCACCGTGGCCGGGGTGCCGCTCGTGCTCAACTTCCAGGTGATCGAGTGGGGCTTCAGCCCTGACGAGGACCGGGTGGCGCTTGCGCTTGCATCCTCCGAGTACACGCTCCAGACGTACGCACCGCCCGCCGATATCAACTACAACGTCACCGACCAGGGCAGCCTTCGAGGCCTCTGCCAGAAGGTGCTGACCAAGGCACTGGGCAAGACCACGACCGTCGCCGTCGCTTCGGGTGCAGACGTCGCGATCCCGACCACCCGGGACGTCACCAACTACGTCCCCGGAGGCAACTTCGAGACCGCCACCGGACTCTGGACGGGAACCGGAGCCACGGTCACCCTCGTGACGGGCTGGAAGCAGTTCGGCAGTTACTCACTCAAGATCACGCCCAATAGTTCTTCTACGCAGTCGTGGGCTTCTGTCGTCGTGCCGGTAGCCGCGGGCGGTACGTACACGCTGTCGGCGTACGTTCGGGTGCAGTCGGTGCAGGCTGGGACGCCGCAGAGTTCGGCTCGCACCTTCCAGGCGGTGGCGACGTTCCAGGACGGAACCGCCGTCAGCAACGTCATCATCGGGCGCAGCGATCAGGCAGCCAACACTGGCTTTACGACCACTCGCGTGTCCATGTCCTTCACGGTGCCGCAGAACGCCACGAGCGTGGCCGTGCGCCTGGTGAACGGTGCCTCCAACTTCGCGGACAACTCGATTTACGTCGATGGCGTCCTCCTCGTGGATGGGAACGGCAAGGACACCAACGGCACCGTCATGGACTACTTCGACGGCGACGACACGGACACCGCGCTGTACCGCTACGACTGGACCGGGGACGCCGGTCTGAGCACCAGCACCCGCACCGCTCTGGGGGCCGACGAGGACTCGCTCCTCTGGACGGCAGGGCAGACCGCGGACGACTTCCTTCGCCCCGTCGTGGAGGCAGCGGGCTTCCGCCTCTTCCAGGACGAGAAGGGGCAGTGGCTCCTGGCGAACGCGGACTACGCCGTCGCCGGGGACGTCGCCATGCGCTACGGATCGAACCTCTACGAGGGCAGCGAGTCCACCAGCGTGCAGGCCGAGGACGTGGACGGCTTCCCTCTCAACGCGGACTCCGTGATCGTGAAGTACTCGTGGACCGACTACCTGGGCATCGAGCGCACCGCCATCGACGTGGCAGCTCCCACCGGCTCCACGCGGCCCTATGTCTTGGAGAAGGACGACACCCCGTTCCCTGGCAAGGGACAGGCCGCCTACCTCCTGAAGCGCCTCCAGGCCCGAACGCGCCTCATCGAGACCACCGGACGCCCGGACTGGTCTGCACGCCCCGGCATGGGCGCGACCGTGGTCCTCCCGAACCGCCCACTGGCGACTGGCTACGTCGAAGCACTCACGTTCGATTACGCGACCCGGACCATGACCCTCAGCACCAAGGGTCTGGTCACCACCCCGTCCTCCGCGTGGAGCCAGCTCGCCGCTGGTGTCGCCTGGAGCGCATCCCCTGTCGGCTCCTCGTGGGCCGCTGAGACCGTCTGAGAGGACACATCATGGCAATCGGAGACAAGGCCGCAGCAGCGGGCCTCACCACGTACAGCTCCACCCAGGACCGTCGTCTCGGGTATGAGAACGACAACCGGAACGCCGATTACATCGCGGAGGACCGTGCACGCCTGACGACGCTGGAGGGCGTGGCAATTGGCGTCCCGAAGTTCTCGGTCGCGAAGTCGTCGGCGGGGCAGTCGGTCCAGTCGGGCAACCCCACGTTCTTCACGTCGGCAGCGTTCGCCGCTCCGGTCATCAATAAGGGCGGCTGGACGTGGAGCGGTGGAGTGCTCACCGTCCCGAAGACCGGCGTGTACATGGTCCTGGCGAGCATGAAGCTGGCTCCTACGGACTACTACTCGCAGTACTGCGGAGTCACCCGGAACGTCTCCGACCCCACCAACCTGACCGCTGGTGCGTTCATCGCTCGTGGCGTCGTCTTCCCCGGCGACCGGGCATCGAACCAGTCCAGCAGCGTCGGCCCGTCCGTCACAGCGAGTCGCCTCCTGGTCGCGCTCAACCAGGGCGACCAGCTCCGCATGGTCGGTTGGCAGACGAATTACGGCGCGAACACTGTCGGCGTTGATGACGGCGCGACGTCGCTCACCTTCGAGGTCATCCTCCAGGACGTTTAGGCCTAGGGGCAGATACCAATCGGACGGGCACGTAGCAGTTGCAGCGCGGCTGCCACTTTGCCTTCGGCTGCGGAGATAACTCCGGGCGGGAAGCGAACCTGCTGCGTGCCGTCCAAGTTCGTTGGCAGGACGACGCCCTCCTCCATGACGATGATGGCGTGATCCCAGCCAAGCCGCCCCTGGAAGAACCCGATCTCATGAATGACGTTCTGTCGTCCGTGCCAGGTCCCGTCCTTCATCTCATCGGCCTTGGTGAGGACAAGGACGGCAGCCGTTGAGGCTGCAGCCATGCCCTGCAGGATGTCGCTGATGACCTGGCTCGCGCGTGGCATGGCCTCGAACGCTTCCATCTCGAACCCATGGTGGTCGCGCAGGTTGTCTCGTAGTTCCCTCCACTGGGAGTCACCGCCATGCCCGATGAAGACGCGGAAGGGCGGCTGCTGCATCGGGGGGACCGGGACGAACGACCACGGCTCCAGCATGCTGGTGAGAATCTGTTCGATGGCATCCAGAGTAGGCGGAACGGTGTCGTCATGATCGAGCATGTGTCCGCCCGCCTGGAAGCTCACTTCGGCTTCCCATGGGACGAACGAGACTTCCAACTTCTTGGATGCCCACGTGCCCTCGATGAGGATCGTCGCGTTCTGAACATCAGGGAGGTCCAAGTCCGCAAACACCCCCGGCTCATAGTCCCTGATGGGGATGTCCGTCCAACTCCGGGTACCGCGTGTGATCGACGTAATGCCAGCCTTGATGCCGTCGAGCTGCCCGGTCTCACGGTACCTTTCGATCTCGTCCGAGTACTGGTTAGTCCAGTCGTGGCCGCGCTTCCTCCCGTGCTTCGCGGCACCGCGCTCTAGGCTCGCAACCTCACTCTTGTGTACGAGCGCGACCAACGCTTCGGCAGCGCCAGAGGTCGGGCGAAGGGCAGGCAGACGAGACGTTTCCAA